CAGAAGATGAAGAAACTTTACAAAAGTTTATTGCTAATTTTAAAACAGAGTTTTATCAAATGACAGCTGAACAAATATCTTTTCCTAGGTCTTGTAATAATCTAGTTAAATATAAACATGGTAGTAATATCTTTATTAAAGGAACACCTATTCATGTTAAAGGTGCTTTGATATATAATGAACAATTAAAACAATTTAAACTACATAGAAAATATCCATTGATACAAGAAGGTGATAAGATTAAATTTCTAAAACTAGTAGAAGCAAACCCATTTAAGTTTGATGTAATAAGTTATGTCACAAAACTACCAAGTGAATTTAAACTACAAGAATATATTGACTATGATATTATGTTTCAAAAAACATTTGTAGACCCTATGAGTTTTATACTTAATTCTATTGGTTGGTCTACTGAGAAGACAGCTAGTCTGGAGGACTTCTTTGTCTAGTTTTTTTATGGTATTAGTTTGTATTCATTGGGGATTTGCCACTGGTGCTCTATTGGCGCATAAAGCAGATTGGTCTATACCTAGATTTATAATAATAATATTATTGATGAGATACTTTTTTTTAACTTATGGAATTTAATATAAACAAAAAACATGGAGTAATATATGCGGATCCACCTTGGACCTTTAAAACTTACAGTGACAAAGGCAAAGATAAAAGCCCTGAAAGACACTATGATTGTATGTCTATGTCTGACATTATTTCTTTACCTGTTAGCGACCTTGCTAAGGACGATGCAGTCCTTTTAATGTGGGTAGTTGATCCTTTGCTAGACAAAGCATTTAAAGTAATTGATGCGTGGGGTTTCAAGTACAAGACAGTAGGTTTTACTTGGGCGAAAACGAATCGGGTTAAAATGGGTTTCTTTACAGGTCTAGGATATTGGACAAGAGGCAATCCAGAAATGTGCTTATTGGCTACAAGGGGTAAACCTAAACGGCTAAATAAAAGTATACCACAATTAGTTGTGGAACAAAGACGAGAACATAGTAGAAAGCCAGATATAGTGTACAACCACATAGAGAATATGTTAGAAGGACCATACATTGAACTATTTGCTCGTAGAAAACGAGAAGGCTGGACAAGTTGGGGGAATGAAGTATGATTATAGACTTGACATTATCAATACTTTATGTTATAATGATATTTGGTTTTATCGTATGGTTATTAATGAAATGGAATAATGAAGATGTATAAAAGATATACTTTACAAGATACTTTAGATAGTGAAAAAAGAAATCTATTTAATGTACTATCAACTTTTGCTGGTGGTGGCGGTTCGTCAACTGGTTATAGATTGGCTGGTGGTAAGATACTAGCAGTTAATGAATTTGTACCTGAAGCACAAAATACTTATAGAGCAAATTATCCAAATACAACTATCGTACCAGGTGATATAAAAGAATTGACAGGTACATATTTAATGGAACAAGCTGGAGTTAAAGTTAGTGAGTTAGATATATTAGATGGCTCTCCTCCGTGTTCAGCGTTTAGTATGGCAGGTTCAGTATCTCATGGTGAGGGTAGAACTCACGCAGATGCGTTTGGTAAAAAGAAACAGTATTCAGATATTAAAGGCGTAGAGAATGTAGAAGATTTATTCTTTGAATTTTTAAGAGTGGCTAAAGATATAAAACCAAAAGTTATTATTGGCGAGAATGTAGAAGGCTTGACAATGGGTGAAGCTAAAGAGTATTTTCATAAGATACAAAATACATTTGAAGAAATAGGTTATCTTATAGTTGCTAATGTATTAGACTCAAGTTATTTTGGTGTACCACAATCTCGTAAAAGATGTTTCTTCATAGGTGTAAGAGAAGATGTTGCTGAGAAAGTTGGTATAAACTTTATGACTATGTATCAATTGTATCCTGATAAGAATGATTTTAGAACTACACTTGGTGAAGCTATTAATGATGTAGTGAATGAAGATAAAGAAGAACTAGAATATTTGTTTGATAAGATTAGTCCTGAAAGAGCTGTTGGTAAAACACTAATGAAAATGCCAAAAGACCCTGACAAAGTATTGACTGGTATGGATTACCACGACAAAGGTCATCACTTTAATTTAAAAAGAAGTAGTTTAAGAAAACCTTGTCCAACAATTACTGCGATGGGTAATCTTGCTGGTGTTGCTGGTACTTGCCACCCAACAGAAGATAGAAAATTTACTATTAAAGAACTAAAAAGAATTATGTCATTACCTGAAGATTTTAAACTAACAGGTAAACACAATCAAAAATCAGAACGAATCGGTCGTATGGTACCTCCGTTAATGATGAAGGCACTTGCTGAAAGTGTTTACAATAAAGTATTAAAACCATATAAGGAGATAATGAATGACTAAATTTACATTTGCCACAGACAAAGAAGGATTTGATAATCACATTGATAAATCTGTTAGAGGGTACAGTCACTTATGGGGTGATATACTTACCCTATCAAAATATTTTGTAGAAGATTTTACACAAGTTGTTGACATTGGTTGTTCAACAGGTAAACTTTTAAAAGGTATGATAGAACAAAATGAACCTCATATACCACACGCACAATATACAGGTATAGAAATAGAAGAAGATTTTTATGGTGACTATACTTTTGATGAAGACAAATATCAACATTTAAATTATTACAAAGGTGATGTAAGAGATTTTAATTTTCAAAACTGTTCTTTAGTGACTTCTATATTTACTTTACAGTTTATGTCTCCCAAAGATAGACAAGAAATTATTAACAAAGTTTATGCTGGTTTAAATACTGGTGGTGCGTTTATCTTTTCAGAAAAAACTTTTAGTTGTAATCCAAGGATACAAGATATGATGACTTTTACTTTCTATGATTATAAGAGAAAGAACTTTACTGATAAAGAAATATTAGACAAAGAAGTACAGCTAAGGCATATGATGAAGTTAAATAGTAAAACAGAAATATATAATATGTTTAATAAGGCAGGTTTTGAAGTACATAACTTTTGGCAGAACTTTAATTTTATGGGCGCTATTGCGTTAAAGAAGTAAGGAATTAGGGTTGACAAATAGATATAAGTATGATATATTATACCACAAATAAGGAGATTGAATATGAGTAATTTTTTAAAAGACATAATTAAAGAAACCGGTAATGAGTATGCTGGTTTAGTAAGTGACGGTATTGATAGTGCTGATGTGACAAGTTTTATTGACACAGGCTCATATTCGTTTAACGCATTATTATCTGGTAGTATCTATAAGGGTATGCCAGGAAACAAGATCACAGCAATCGCTGGTGAAGCCGCAACAGGTAAAACATTTTTCGCATTAGGTATATGTAAAGCATTTTTAGATAAAGACCCAGATGCAGGTATTATCTACTTTGAATCAGAAAGTGCTATCTCAAAAGATATGATTGAGAGCAGAGGTATTGATTCTAAAAGAATGGTTATCGTACCAGTTGCCACTGTACAAGAATTTAGAAATCAATCAATTAAAATATTAGACAAATACATAGAACAACCAGAGAAGACTAGAAAGCCTTTGATGTTTGTTTTAGATAGTTTAGGTATGTTATCAACTACAAAAGAAATGGAAGATACTGCCGCAGGTAAAGAAACAAGAGATATGACTAGATCACAAATAGTCAAATCAACATTTAGAGTATTAACATTGAAACTTGGTAGAGCAAACTGCCCACTAATTATGACCAACCACACTTATGATGTCATAGGTTCAATGTTCCCTCAAAAAGAAATGGGCGGTGGAAGTGGTTTGAAATACGCTGCCTCATCAATCATCTATCTCAGCAAAAGAAAAGACAAAGAAGGTACTGAGGTCGTTGGAAACATTATACATTGTAAAAATTTTAAATCTAGGTTAACAAAAGAAAACGCACAAATAGATGTAAAACTTACTTATAAAAAAGGTTTAGACAAATATTATGGTCTTATAGAACTTGCTGAAGAAGCTGGTATCTTTAAGAAAGTATCTACAAGATATGAAATGCCAGATGGGTCTAAAGTCTTTGGTAAGAACATCAACGATAATCCAGAGAAGTATTTTACAAAGGAAGTGTTAGACAAGATAGATGGACAAGCAAAAAGAAAATTCAGCTACGGATCAGACGAAGAAGAAGATACAGAATAAAAGATATATCTTTGCTCAAAAAGAAGGTGATGACTTTAGTTGTATAAAGTTAGCAGAGGGTAAATATAAAGATATAATTTATAAGTATAACAATGTCAAGTTTTCTGAAACAGAAAATGCGAATGGTGAGATACCATTAAAGTTTACTTATGATATTTTTCTTAATCCTAATAAAGTAGAAGTAGAAGATACTGAATTTAGAAACTATATCGGTGATATACTTGTTGAATTGATAGAGGAACAAATGACTAATGGAAGTTTTAAAATAGATGAATAACGAAAGAATTGAAACAACAATATTATCAAATCTCTTTTATAATGAAGGATTTACTAGAAAGACTTTACCTTTCTTAAAACCATTATACTTTAACAAAAGAGATGAGAGATTGTTATTTGAAGAAATAGAAAAGTTTGTTTTACAATATAAAAATGTTCCTACAAAAGAATCAATCACCATTGAAATTAATAATAGAAAAGATATTAATGAAGAAGAATACCAAGGTGTTAAAACATTAATCAATTCACTAGCACATGAAGATACTGATTTACAATGGTTGTTAGATACAACAGAAAAGTTTTGTAAAGATAGAGCAGTACATAATGCTGTACTTGACGGTATTAAAATATTAGATGGTAAAGATAAAGAACGACAGTCTGAAGCAATACCAAGTATTCTTGCTGATGCTCTAGCAGTTTCATTTGATAATCATATTGGGCATGATTACATTGCTGACGCTCAAGAGAGATTTGATTGGTACCACACTAAAGAAAAGAAATACCCATTTGACTTATCATACTTTAATAGAATTACAAAAGGTGGTATACCAAGTAAGACATTAAACATTGCTCTTGCTGGTACAGGTGTAGGTAAATCTTTGTTTATGTGTCATTGTGCTTCAAGTTTTTTAACACAAGGTTTGAATGTTCTTTATATCACACTAGAAATGGCTGAAGAAAGAATTGCTGAAAGAATAGACGCTAACTTATTAGATGTTTCTATGGACGATTTACATGATATGCCAAAAGATTTATATGATAGTAAATTAAATAAGATTGAAGGCAAGACAAAAGGTAAATTAATTATTAAAGAATATCCTACAGCATCTGCTCACTCTGGTCACTTTAGAGCATTACTAAATGAATTATCATTAAAGAAATCATTTAAACCACAAGTAATCTTTATTGATTATCTAAACATATGTGGCTCTAGTAGATTTAAAGGTGGTAATATATCTTCATACTTCTACATCAAAGCAATCGCAGAAGAATTAAGAGGTTTGGCTGTTGAGTTTGATGTGCCAATCTTTAGTGCAACACAAACAACTAGAACTGGTTTTGTAAGTACAGATATTGGTTTAGAAGATACATCAGAATCATTTGGTCTACCAGCGACTGCTGACTTTATGTTTGCTCTTATGTCAAATGAAGAACTAGAACAACTAGGTCAAATGAAAGTAAAACAATTAAAGAATAGATATAATGACCCAGGTATTAATAGATCATTTATCATAGGTGTTGATAAAGCTAAGATGAGATTATATGATACAGAAAATTCAGCACAAAACATAGTTGGTAGTAATCAAACTAAAGAGAAAGAGAACTACCCATCACCAGAGGAGAGTTATGACAAGTTTAGTGACTTCAAATTATAATGGCTAAAAATCAAAAAGTTAAATTTCATAGAGGCGATAAAAGACCTGGTGACCAACAGAAAAAAGATTTACATTATCGTAAAAAGATGACAAAGAAAAACGGTGATATAATTTGGCAAGTGTTAGAGTATCCTAATAAGGTTGTTGTTGCTGAATATTTTTTTGAAGAAGATGCTCATAGATTAGTAAAATTTCAAAACAAAAACAAAGTATGGAATTTAGAAGGTGGTATTCCTAAGTTTTTACATATTACTTTGTAATGTCAAAACAAATTATAGTTGAAAGTAAAAACGGAACTTATAATATAGAGAAAAGTCGTCAAGCAACTAATGAATCAAATTTAATAGAAGATAGAGAAAAGTGGAAAACAATATCACAGTGCGAAGAAGATAGCACAGATAAGAATATAAAATCTGTTATTAAAGGTTTAAAAAATAGATTAGTTAAGAACTTACAATTCCATGGGTTAAAGAGTGAAGAAGATATAACTTTTAATCACATAAAATCATTAGCAAAAGATTACTTGGTTTGCCCAAAGTCAATTCAAATATCTTTATGTAGAGATAGTACACGACAAGGTGTAGATGAAATTGTACAATACGAAACATTAAAGCGTTATATTAATAGCGATAAAGAAATCATAAGTTTATCAAGTGGTTCTCTTACTTTAAGAAATGGTAAGATAGATACTGTCACATCTGGTATAGGTGAAGCAAGAAGCATTGATGTTAAAATTCAACCATACGATTATAGCTTTACAGCATATGGCTTTTTAAAATATTCAAAAGACTCTGGTTCAATTCAAACTCAACAGATGACAGAGGCAGTTATGTTTGCCGAACAAGCTAAATTATACTGTAATCAAAATAATGATACTAGTATATTTTTTATTCAATTAGACGGAATAGAAGGCGAAAGTCACATTGATAGACTAAAAGAAACTTGTTTATCTCACAAACACAGGATAATAGTTGGTAATACTGAACAAATCATTGACTATTTTAACCAAAAAACCACTTGACAATCAGTCATAAATAGTATATAATATAAATATTATCAATTGAATTATATGGGAAAAGTGTATTCGTTTATGGAATTAATGAGGATAGAGTGTTTAGTTTTAAAGGATTCATAACAAAAGAAAGAAATGTACATTTAGAACACCTAGAAGACGATATAATTAATCGTGGTTCTAAAGGTGGGGAAAATGCTATCAATTTTTTAAAGTCAGTTAGAAATATGCTTGCCGGTTCATCTGGCAAAAAAGTTAATATGACTGTCAAATGGGATGGCGCACCAGCTATCATCTGTGGTACTAACCCAGAAAACGGCAAATTCTTTGTCGGTACTAAATCAGTATTCAATAAAAATCCAAAAGTCAATTACACAACCGGCGACATAAGAAAAAATCACTCAGGTGCTTTGGCAGAGAAACTATCTATTGCTTTAAGAGAACTTGGTCGTTTAGGTATTAATGGTGTATTACAAGGTGACTTTTTATTCTCACAATCAGATTTAAAGAAAGTAAACATAGATGGCGAAGCTATGATCTCTTTCACACCAAATACAATCACATACGCTGTTCCAGCAAACTCATCAATTGGTAAAAGAATATCAAGTGCTAGAATGGGAATAGTATTTCACACAAAATATACAGGTAAAACTTTAGATAGTATGACAGCTGGATTTGGTACAGTTAGAGGTTCAGCTAAAAATGTATTTTTAGCAAGTGCTGGTTATAAAGATGTATCTGGTTCTGCGAAACTAACTAGAAGTGAACTATCAACATTTAACGCAAGATTAAGAATGGCAGAAGGCTCTTTACAAAAAGCTGGACCTATGTTAGATGAATTACAAAAATCAACAGCAGATGCTCTAGGTATTCCATTTAGAC